ACTGGACTTAGCTATCAATTCTATAATAAAGGATTAGTACGCAAGACTTCTGATAATACAGATCAGCCACAGATGCAAGACTTGCTAGACATCTCTGCAAGGTATCGCAAGAGAGCTGAGTTTTATGCGGAGCGCATGGTTAAGTTCTTGAAGCAGAACGCAGCGCAAGGTAAATACAATTTATATTTGAATCCAGGTTCTGGACTAGATGCAATTCATCCAGATAATTCTGCATATTCTACGACTATTTATTTAGGCGATTGCGAAGGATGCGGAAGCGGTTTATCATTCGAAGAAAAGTATCAAGGTCAAACTGGTTTCTGTTGCTAATATGCCGAAAGATTATAGTAGAAAAAACATTGAAAAACTGAAGATTTATTTAAGTCAAAATGGCGATAAAACAACTAACATTAAATCAGACAGTCAAGCTGATAAGGGACATAGCACAAAGCCACGACCAAATTAATACGGTCTATTTTGGCGATGTGTGGGAGTTTTTAGCACAAGCTGATAATGTTTATCCAGCTATGTTTTATTCGCTTACTGGAAGCCAAATAAACGGCAAATCTTTAGACTTAAACTTTAGCTTATTCTTCTTAGATAGACAACTTCAAGACGAAAGTAATGAAACTGAAGTGCTTTCTGATCAATTGCTAATAGCTCAAGATATAGTTTCTATGCTTCGCTTCCCAAAATTTGATTGGGAGATTGGCGATAGTGTATCTTTAGAATTTTTTACAGAGAATGAGAAGGACTATTTAGCTGGTGTTAAGGCTGATATAGTAGTTAGCTTCCCTATGCTTTCAAATAGATGTCAAGTTCCAAGCGATTTTAATTATCCAAATTAATGGCAAATAAAAAAATAAACCAATTAGTAGCTAAGACTACCATTTTAAGTACGGACTTATTTCCGTTAGGCGATGGCACTACTGGCCAATTGTTTAAAAAGACTATTGCCGAATTACAAGCTGCAATCGGTGGCGCGGTAATTTCAGTAAACGGATTAGTAGGTACGGTAGTACTTGATACAGATGACATCCAAGAACTAGCTTCGCCAACGAATAGATATTTCACAGAGGCTAGAGCAAGAGCTGCAATAAGCTTAACGACTACTGGTAGCTCAGGAGCTTCTACTTATTCTTCTTCTACTGGAGTTTTAAACGTACCTACTTATACCTTAGCGGGACTTGGTGGTATTAGTGCAAGCTTCTTGAGCGGAGGCACTGGTATTACTTACAACTCAGGTACTGGAGTAATTTCTTATTCAGGAACGGTTTATACGGATACTTCTGTAAGAGCATTAGTAAGCGCTGGAGCTGGACTTTCTTACAACTCTTCGACTGGAGTATTTAGCTATTCTGGAACGGTTTACACAGATGCAAGCATTCGCGCTTTAATCTCTTTGACTACTAATGGATCAAGCGGAGCTTCAACTTATAACAATACGACTGGAGTTTTAAATGTTCCGACTTATACGCTTGCAGGATTAGGCGGTATTTCTTTGACTTCATTAAGCGGAACTGCGCCAATTACATACAATAGTTCTACTGGGGCAATTGGTATCACACAAGCAACTACTTCAACAGATGGATATTTAAGCGCAACAGATTGGAATACATTTAACGGCAAGCAATCAGCTCTAACGCTAGGCAACGTATCGGAAGTAGTTAGTAATGTTTTGATGTTTCCAGATGGAGGCACGAATAAGACTATCGGCAACTTAACTATTCAGGTAGTTCAAGCTGGTTCTACGACTAACGGATTTTTAAGTACTACGGATTGGAATACTTTTAACAATAAGCAGAACACTATTACCCTTACGACTACTGGAACTTCTGGTAATGCAACGTTTAGTTCTAATACCTTAAATATACCAAATTACGGAACTGCATTAAGTGGATATTTACCATTAACTGGAGGTACATTAACTGGAGCATTAGGAGGTACAAGTGCAAGTTTTTCTAGTACGATTACGGCTACAAATAGTTCAGTAGGATTTGCAATTAATGCAACAAGTGCCTATACGAGTTCTGCTGCAAACAATCCTATAATAACATTTGGTAGATCAGGAAGTGCGGTAGCTGGTGCAATTGGATACGATGATAATTTAGGTTCTTTATATATTGGAACTACGACTAATCATAATTTTTTAATTAAAACAAATAATAGTACTAGGGTTACTGTTACTTCCGCAGGCAACGTAGGTATTGGAACGACTTCGCCTGCTGCTGCTATACATATTAACGGAGCTGCATTACCGATGGTAGTAGCATCTACAAGTGCAACAGAATTATATTGCGAATATAGATATAATACTACTTCTGTACTTGGTTATATTGGCAATGGAGCTGGAATAGTTTTAAGTGGCGGCAGCTCAACAGATTTTGGAATTAGAGCACAAAATAATTTAGTATTTACTTCAGGAGGAGGAACCGAACGTATGCGGATTACTTCTGCTGGAGCAGTTTATATCAATAGGGCATTATTTGATTCTGACTTTTTATCAAATGAAACAAGTAAAGTAGGAATTTCATTTAGTGGTGGTTACGGTCAAATTAATGCTTGGGGCGCTAATACTTCTACTTATGGAGGAATAAAATTCCAACTTAGTTTATCTAACGGAGGTACTTTTAATTCTGTAATTTTAGCACCTAGTGGAAATATTTTAATGGGTACTTCTACCGATAACGGAGAACGCTTATACGTTTCTGGTTCAATCCGCGCTACTGGTTCAATTACTGCAAACTCAGATGTTCGCCTAAAGAAAAACATAGAGCGCATCGAAAACGCTTTGCAAAAAGTAAGCGAAATTTCAGGCTATACTTATAATACTATCTACGACGAAGACAGACACGCTGGAGTAATTGCTCAAGAGATTGACAAAGTTTTACCTGAGATTGTAAACAAAGGCAACGATGGTCTTATGGGTGTTGAATACGGAAACATTTCTGCGTTATTAATTGAGGCGATTAAGGATTTAAAAGTACAAAACGATTCTTTACAAGCAAGATTATCAGCTTTAGAAAAATAGTATGGCTTTACAGAGTGCGGGCGAAATGTCCTTCGCAGATGTGTACAATGAAATAACGGGGGAATCTTTATTCAATCCCCCTATTTCTATTACTTTGGCCGAGCTTGGACAATTACAAAATATATCTGGGCAGACTATCCCATTAAACCAAAATTCGCCTTATAAGCCAGATGGCATTTTGCCTACGGTTTTCCCTGATGAATGGTATAGATACTGTCAAACTTGCGGAGTGCCTAAGCCATTCCTTCAAATTACCAAGCAAGCTAGTACAACTGCCAACGCTGGCGAGTTCTTCAATTACTTTTTAACCGTTACAAATAACGGAGAAGCCTCTACAAGTGGTAATATTACCATTTACGATACTATTCCAAACAATATAATCATAAGCTCCGTAACTGGTAGCGACATGACTTATACGGTAGTAAATCAGAATGTAACTATTACCTATACTGGTTCTTTAGGAGTAGGCCAGTCTGCATCGTTCTACATTATCATTAAGACTTTCTATTCGGGAACTTATTACAATCAAGCATCTTGCGTAGGCGGAGGCGATAATACTATTCGCTATTCTAATACGACTGCTACAACAGTAGCAACTGCAAGCTATACTGCTACAAAGACAGAGCGAAGAGATAGAACGCTTCAGCGTAATAACTGCGGAGATTTTGGAACTGGATCATTTGTTCAAGTTTGGAGTCCTTATTTCACTAATACTTACACTAGCTTTATTAGCCAAGCAGATGCTGATGCTCAAGCGACTAATCTATCTGTAACGCAAGCCAATAACTGGTTAGATGCAAACGCGCAAGCGGTGGCAAATAGCGAAGGGAGTTGTGGATTTGTTTATCCAACTGGGGAAGTAATTATAAGCGGACAGTCTACTTCTTCTAGAGCTACAAATTTTAATATACTTATAACAGTTAAAACAAATACTGCGCCTACTACTGGAACTGTAACTATTAATTTCCCTTTACCTAATGGCATTATTTACAAAGATGTATTTAATGTCCCATCTGGATGGTTTATTAACAGAACAGATACTATGATTACCATGTTTAGAAGTGCTTCTTTTGAACCTGGTTACAATCAAGGTATTGGCTTAATTTTAAGCTCAACTGCAACTGGTAGCTACAACTTTAATGCAGTAATGTCTGGAGGTGGATTTGCAGCAAATATTAACTCAAATAACTTTAGCCATACAGTAACAGTTCCAGCAGTTTATTCGCTTACTGCAATAGCTGAAAATCAAGACTTTACTTATGGAGGTAATGGCTTAGACTTGCCTTTACCTTATCCAGGTTCAAACTATGCAGTTCCAACTGATAGAGCTTATTATACTGCAATCTTAGATATATCATTTGGACATACTGCTTCAGATGCAATAAACTTTTTAGCTTACTTGCCAGCTCATTATCCTGGTTCTGAAATCAAATGTATTTTAGATACTAATTACTGGCAGTTTGCTTATAGCGCTCCAGCTGGTGCAGTACAAATTACGCAAAAAGGAGTAGTTCCAATTGGACAATATTATTTTAGATTCTATATTGATATGCCAATAGATTACTATTTGGCTTCAACAGATACAAATCCTAGCGGACTTAGAGTAAAAGATACTTTTCAATTAGTAGACTTTATTCAAAGCGCATCGTTCTATTTAAAGGTAAATAATTACCCTTTTCAACAAAGATATACTGCAATAAGATGGGCGGCTAACTATGGCGTTCAATTAAGTTATAAATTTGAAAGAGTTCCTAATAATCCAAATAATTTAAATTTAATTTTACGAAATTATCGAACTACGACAGATGTTCAAATTAATTTTAACGGAGTTGCTGATACTAATGCGCATTTTTTAAGAACTATTTATTACTTAGATCCAGCAAGAGGGACTGGGGAAGTAATGCCAGATTATGGTAGCAACTATTACCTATATTATGTAAACTCGGGATTTCCAAACTATCAAAACTTGCAGTATTTTGTAATTCAAATAAAGACAGATTTGTATCAAAATGGTCAAGAAATTAGACAAGCAGTAACTAAGACGGGACTCTTTGAGTATACTGTACAAAGCTTAGTTCCTAATCCTAAGTTATTATTTGGCGAGATGCTTATATATGTAAAAGCAGATGGCACATACGATTTTGGAAATGTTTAATTGAAAGAAATATAATTTTGCTATTTATTAGAGAACCAAACAACTAACAGAATGAAATTAGATTTTAACTTTGACTTTTTAGGTCTAGACGAGGTAGCTTTTGAAGGTGGTAATGCAGGGAAAATGCTATCTGGAGCTTTAGCAGGAGCAAGCAAAGGCGATGCTTTAAAGTTCTGGGATTGGGCAAAGAAATTATTTAAAGGCGAGGTTTTAGATTTAGATAAGTCTGACCAAGAAACTTTAAAGACATTTATTAAGGATTCAGAAAGCTTTACTGTTTTGGCTAAAGCTCAACTATTAGAAGTATTTATAAAAGACTAATATGATTGTATTCATCGTTCCAGTTAAAGGAGTAAGAGAGATTGCAGATCGTGTTGAATTAAACGTAATTAACTACGCTTTAAATCAGCCCTATCAAAACTTATACTTCTGTTTAAAGTCTCAATTCAATCCACAAATTGAAGAAGGAAATCTTATTATTCCAGAGGCAGTAGTAGCTCAATGGGGAGTAGACGATTCAATCATTATTGATTGGGCGCTAGAAACTCTTGGCTTAACAGAAAGAGAAGGAGAGCTTACTCCAGAAGAACAATCACAAGTAGGCCATTTGTAAGATATGAACTTCGATTTTGAGAACGTAATTTTTCCTGCGATTATATCTGGATTCACTGGACTCTTCGGCTGGTTAGTTGGCAAAAATAAAGAGAAGGTAGAAATTCAAGGTAGCGAGATTACCAACGTACAAGAGGCGATTAAGATTTGGCGAGAGATGGCAACAGATATGAAAGCGGAAGTAGCGGAGCTAAAAGAGAAGATTGAATTACTAACGACTGAAGTGCATACGCTTCGTACAGAAAACGTAGAGCTTCGTCAAAAACTAGAAGGTCAACCGAATGAAAATAAGCGCAACCGGAGCAAAGGGAATAAGCCTGATCAAACAGTTTGAGGGATTTCTTTCTAAGCCATATAAATGCCCAGCAGGCATTCCTACAATTGGCTACGGAGCTACCTACTATCCAAACGGCTTAAAGGTTACAATGAGCGATAAAGCAATCACAGAAGGCCAAGCCTCCACGATGCTTATGAATATGCTAAGAACTTATGAAAAATCGGTGGACTCGTTTTGTCGTGATGACATTAATCAAAACCAATTTGATGCGCTGGTGGCATTCGCTTATAATGTGGGCGTCAATGCTTTAAAGAATAGCACTTTACTAAAGAAAGTAAACAAGAATCCTCAAGACGTTACAATTCGTAACGAGTTCTTAAAATGGAATAAGGCAAACGGCAGAGCTTTGAAGGGATTGACTAATCGCAGAATAGCAGAAGCTAACTTATATGAATCTTGATCAATACACTAATGTAATAAAGGCGGTAACATGGTTACTGCTTTTGTTTTTTGTGGCCATAGTTTACAAGGATTGCACAAAAAAGCAGACGAATATTCAGCCAAAATCTACATTAATTCAGACCAATGAAATCAAATCAGAAATTCTTAAACTCGATTCCATTACTTATCGGATTCCTTATGCTTACTCAGATAGCGAAAGGACAAATTTTTTACGGAACTACTCCAAATTTCGGTAAGACTATTAGCATTCCAGTAACGCTAATGGATACTATTATGCACGACCTGCAAGAGCGCAAAGTATTGCTAAAGAAAGATTCGCTTTCTAAGGCTTATATTTCGATTCTAAGCGAAGATAATGGCAATAGGCAAACAAAGATATACGAGCAAGAAAAAACTATCCTTATATTGCAAAAGAAAAAAGCTAGAAATGGCTGGCAAAGAAACTTCTTTATTTTGTCAACTATCTTTTTGGGCTATTTATGTATAAGATAGAAATCGAACCGGTGGGCAAAAACCAAGAAAACGAGCTGACTACTATTAAAATGCTTGGCACTATGCTAGACATTTTAGAAACTATCAATACTATGGACGATGGTACATTTGTTTTAAAGATGAAGCTATCAAATAACATTGAGTTTCTAGTAGATCAATTAATGGAAGAATATGATCGAAGTAAATAAAGGAACTCAAGAGGTAAGTCTAGAAGCTTTCGAGCTTTATAAGTCTGGGCAGTTCGAAACTCAAGGTAAAATTGTTCGGCACTTGCTTAACATTTATCCACATATCAACAAGGAGCTTCTTAGGATTGCTTTACTTCGTAGAGTTCAAAGATACAAGCGCCAGAACTTTCATCCAGCTTTAGCTACCGAATGCGAGCAAGTTGGTCTACCATTAGAGAACGTTTCCAACTACTGGTTCAAAGGCAAGCAGTATTCGATTCATGTTAAAGGAGAGAAAGGCAAAACCTACGAGGAGATTAGGGACGAGATAGTTCAATCGATGAACGAGCATTCTCCTAAGTACGAAACGATAATCCGTAGTAATATTGTTGACGGCCATTTGTTGGTGGTAGATCCTGCGGACATTCACATCGGCAAGCTTGCAACTTCATTCGAAACTGGGGAAGATTATAATTCGCAAATAGCAGTTCAACGAGTACTGGAAGGAGTAAGAGGCGTAATTCAAAAAGCTTCTGGCTTTAATATTGACAAGGTTCTTTTCATTGGGGGTAACGACATCCTTCACATTGATACGCCTAAGCGCCAAACGACTAGCGGAACTCCTCAAGATACGGACGGCATGTGGTACGAAAGTTTCCTTATAGCGAAACAATTGTATGTTGATGTAATTGAATTGCTTATGCAAATTGCAGACGTTCATTTTGTTTTCAATCCTTCGAACCACGACTATACAAACGGATTCTTCTTGGCTGATGTTATTCAAAGCTGGTTTAGAAATTCGCCTAATATTACTTTTGATTGTTCAATAGCTCATAGAAAGTATTTTATCTACGGAAGTAATCTAATCGGCACAACGCATGGCGACGCAGCGAAGCAGTCTGATTTAGGTTTATTGATGGCTAGTGAAGCTAAGAAAGATTGGGGAAATACAAATCATAGATATTTCTACACGCATCATGTACACCATAAGACTTCGAAAGATTTAATCGGTTTAACTATTGAGTCTCTTAGATCGCCAAGCGGAGCAGACTCCTGGCATCATAGAAACGGATATGGCGTAGGGGGCGTAAAGGCAGTAGAAGGATTTATACATCATAAAGAATTTGGCCAGGTCGCACGTTTATCCCATATTTTATAATATATTTGCAGAGTAAGAAGTAATTATTTGCTTACCATAAGAACAGCACTTAGTTCGTTTTTCATAATTGATATAGGTTTAGAGTTTCCTTAGAAAGCCATTGGATTTTATCTAGTGGCTTTTTTGTTGCCTTAAAAATAATTGTAAAAAATATTAAAAAAAGTTTTTTTATTTAAATTAAGGTTGTATCTTTGACACATCGAAAGCAACAAAGCAATCGAATAAACCTTATCAAAATGAAAAACATTATCACACTTTTAGTAGGAGATTTCAGCAAGGCTGACATTCTTCCTTTAGCTATCCAAGTAGCTTACTTAGCTTTAGCAATCTCAATCGTTTCAATTATCGAAAAGCTATGAAAGTCGTAAAAGCACAATTCAAAGATCAAGGCGGAATTTATACTATGACTTGGTCTTACAATCCTGAACTCTGGGAAGTTAAGGATATTATTCAAAACGAATGCAAAAAAAATCGTTCAACCTTTTTAAAATTTATCATAAATGAAAAACCTAATTAAATCGCTTTCTGACTTTCAGAACGACTGCCCTATTATCCACAAGGATACCAAAGGCCATAATTATACCTACGCAGATTTGCCACAAATCTTCAGCGTTATTAATCCGCTACTTAAAAAGCACAAGCTTTGCTTTACTCAGCTCCTTGAGAACGATGGCATTAAGACTATCCTTTTCCATGTCGAAAGCGGAGAGCAACTAGAGAGCTTCACACAGATACCAAAGGTAAAACTTGGAAGCATGAACGATTATCAAGCCTATGGTTCTGGAGTTACTTACTTCCGTAGATATGCTTTAAGTTCTATGCTTGGCTTGATTACTGACAAGGATATAGATGCAGCAGGCGTACAAGTCAAAGAGTTATTCGATACTAAGCTAATTGCTAACTGCAATACAGAAGAAGAATTAACTTCTCTATATGCAAAGTATAAATCATTATTAACAGATTCAGATATTAAATTATTCACTAATCGTAAACTCCAATTAACAAAGTAATGGAAAAGCAAGACAAAGTATTCGCAGATGGTTTTATTTTCAAGCGTTCAGACAACGCTCCAGAATGGGTAGTAGGTAAACTATCCGTTAAAGTAGAGGATGCTATCGCATTCCTACAAGCAAACGCTAAGAATGGCTGGGTTAACTTAAATATCAACTCAGCTAAATCAGGTAAGTTCTACATGGAAGTAGATACTTGGGAGAAGTCAAAGACAAGTGATGCAATCGCTTATAAGGAAGAACCAGTTGTGCCAAGTTCTTGGATAGATCCAGAAATCGTAGACCAATTACCATTTTAATTATGACAACGCAAGAGATAGCAGAATTTGAGTTTATGCGTATTAGCTTACGCATGATTCTTAACGGAAGCAAAGAGGCTTTCGAGGCATACCAGCAAGTAGTAGCCAAGCACCTAGCAAAAGAGGTAGAGCTTGGAAGAATAAGCGAAGATTTAAGAGATTACTTAACTAAAAAGCAAATCGGAAATGAAAGCGAATAATTATATTTTTACCTATCGGTCTCACTTAGATTATAAAGAGTACTGGCAAAGGCACTACTGCGAAACTCCAGAAGACATTATCAAGATACGAGATAGAATATCTAGAGATCATGGCCAAGTAGAAGAAATAGACGAAGAGATAAACGAACAAGAGTATGAAAATCAAGAAGCTTAATTTATATCAAGAAGTGGCAGACAACTTAAACGCAAAAGGAGTAATGCCATTCTCAGCCAGACAGTGGTCGATGCCATTAGTGCAATCGGTAGTGTATGGCAAAGTAAAAAATCAAGAGGTTATGGACGAGGTAAAACGAGTTATGGAATCTAAACAACTTAATCATGAGACTGCAAGGTAAATCAAAAGAACAATACGATGCATCAGAGTTCATTGCATTCGTAGGAGTAGTAGGCGCTGGCATCAGCATACTAGGATACTTAATATTTTTATTTCTATTGGTAGGATGCAAAGCTCCAGAAATTCCTGAGCCAGTCAATACTCCGAATTATGTAGCAAGTTATACCATTCACGTTCAGCCTAATGGATCAACTGCTTTTCCAAAGTTTATACCAGTATTCAAATGAAAGATTTAACATTTAACGAGTGGCAAGCAAACTTAACTAAGCAATTAGAAAAGGATTATAAAAAACTAAACTTAATTAGAAATGAGAAGCTTTATAAAATATCACGCAGAGAACCCGGAGGTTTACGAGGCATTCAAGAAGTACGCGTTTCAGCTAATAAATAGAGGCTATAAGCGTATCGGCGCAAAACAAATATTTGAAGTTATTAGATGGCATTCAATGGTGTCTGGTAATGACAAGTACAAAGTGAATAACAACTATACGGCAGACTATGCTAGAAAGTTTGAGAAAGATTTTCCTGATCACTTCGGAATATTCTCGAAAAGGCTTTGTAATTCTGACAAATAGTTTTATATTGCAAGTGTAATCGCCTCACTACATTATAGCGATTTAAAAAATTAAGTGCCTTGTATTGATATTGGAAGTAGTGAGCCAATTGATTTATGAGGCATTTTTATTTTAAAATATTATCATGGAAGTTGACTTATTTTCTAGAACAATTGACGGCCGTACTCCAAGTATCTCGGCTTATTATTTTGCACTTGGCAGAATCTATTTGGATTTAGCTCGCAAAAATTTAAATACAGAATTTGAATTTAATTTAAATGAAACTGATTTTCTAGTAACTCTCGATTCTTACGATTTAATCGAAGCTAAAATTTCTTTTACTCTTCAATGCTGATGGATATTTATTCACTATCTCGTAACTATTGGGATTACTCTTTTGAGAATCCAGATAAGTTAAAGCCAAATCATGCAGCGATTTATTTCTTTGCGATTGAACACTGCAATAGGTTAGGATGGAAGGACAAGTTTGGTCTACCTACTACTATGGTAATGGAAGCGGTAGGTATTAAAAACTACAAAACTTATCATTCTGCTTTATTAGATTTAGTGGAAATTGGTTTCATTAAATTGGTAGAAAAATCAAAAAACCAGTACTCTGCTAATGTAATTGCCCTAGTAAATTTTACCAAAGCAAATACCAAAGCACTTGGCAAAGCATTGTCGAAGCACGACACAAAGCACATACCAAAGCAAGTCCAAAGCACTGCTAGTATAGATATACTTGTTTACTTTAATACTATTTTACCTAATTACCAATATAGTGATTTTAGGATTGAAGAAATAAAAAAATGGATTTCTTATAAAATAGAAAAGAAAGAAAAATATACTAAATTGGGCTTCGAAGCTTTTCTTAAAAAATGGGATCATTGCGATGACCAAGAATTTGCTGAAATGATTTCTTCAGCTATGGCATCAAACTGGAAAGGATTATTTAAACCTAAAAAAGATTATAATGGAAATTCAAACGACAAGCAACTCGGAACTTCAGCTGCAAGAATGGAAGCCCTCAGAAATTGGTAAAGGTTTAGGCATCCAGATTCTTCAAGCTCAAAATGGTTTAGCAATTAGAAAGCAAAGCGAAGAAGATTTAAAGCAAGTGCTTCGTTATGTAATGATCTTGGTAGGACTGCGTGGAAACAACCTACCAACGGATGAAGAAAAGCTAGTCTTAATCAATTTCATAAAGACAAACTTTGCTAATCAAACTATTACAGAAATTAAGTTAGCTTTTGAGCTTGCAGTAGCTGGAAGATTTACAGTAGATGTAAAGACTTACGAGAATTTTTCTTGCGAATACTTTGCTAGAATTATGAACGCTTATCTTGATTATGCAAGAGCTGAAACAAGAGCGATACCAAAGCAAGAAGAACCTGCCAAGCCAAAGCCATGCGATAGCGTTTTAAAGACTCAAAGTATTGAAACTGCAAATATGTACGCGCAAGAAATTTGGAAGGCGCAGAAGGCAAAGAAAGAGTTTATTTGGATTGCTGGAGGATTGCATATTCTTTACGATTATCTAAGCGAGTTTGGTATTTACACTACTCCAGTAGAAGACAAGCTAAGGATTGCTGAGAAGTTTAAGCATCTAAAAGGCGAAGAGTTTAAAGTAGCTTGCAAGACTCAGGCATATAAGGAATTTATACATGATCTGGTAAACTTTGATTCAGAGATAGACCAGGAAGGAAAGATTAAACCAATTGAAAATTAGACACTAAAAAAATGATAAGACTAATAAAACTACTAACGCTTGTCGTTACTATTATTTGCACTGGCTTAGTTCTGTACAATTTATTTACAGAAGAGCAGGTAGAAGTAAAGCAAAAATTTAAATCTAATCAGCCTATCTTTCGAATGGAGATAGGGCATGATGAATGGCATGGTAAACTAGAACCAGGCAGATATACAAAATCAGGAATCTTAATTATTAAGCAATAATGAAAAGCGAAGTGTTTAACTTGGATTGCATTGAAGGTATGAAACAATATCCTGATAATTATTTTGAGCTTGCGATAGTTGATCCTCCTTATGGCATTGGAATTGATGGACAAAAAAAAAGTATTAATAAAAATGCTAAACACAATCGAAAAGAGCATGTAAAAAAAGACTGGGATAATTCAATACCTGATAAAAATTATTTTACAGAATTATTTCGTGTTAGTAAAAATCAAATAATATGGGGTGGTAATTATTTTACAGAATTTTTAAATCCTACTAAGGCATGGATATTCTGGTATAAAGGGCAAAGAGATTTAACTATGAGCGATGGAGAAATGGCATGGACTTCATTTAATACAGTTACTAGACAAATAGAAATTAATAGAGCTGAATTAATTAAACAAAATACTTTTCATCCTACTGAAAAACCTTATAAATTATATAAATGGATTTTAAATAAATATGCACAGAAAGGCGATAAAATACTTGATACTCATTTAGGTTCTGGCAGTTCAAGAATTGCAGCTTACGATTTAGGTTTTGAATTTACTGGATTTGAATTAGATAAGGACTACTTCGAAGCAAGCGAAAAAAGATTTCAGCAGCATATTGCTCAACTAACTTTATTTTAAAATGGAAACTAAACAAACGGCAGTAGATTTTTTAAAAGAAAAATTTATAATGCTTCAATGGATGCTAGTAAGAGACGAAATTAGTAGAGCAAAAGCAGATGAATTATTAAACGAATGGTGCGACAAAGCCAAACAAATGGAGAAACAGCTAATAGGAGATTGGGTTCAAACACATTGGTATGAAGAGATAAAAGGCAAGAACTATAAATTATACTACAACAAGAATAATGAAAAATAAAACAGAAAGAATAATTTACGAAGACCACAAGCTCGAATGTACAGAATGTGGGCAGACAAACAACGCCAAAGTAATAGAGCGACTATTTAATAAGTCTGGCAATAAGTTTACGATGTCTTACCGATGCGATCATTGCGATAAAAGGCAGGTAGTATTTTTAAGCGGTTGCGGATTTCTTTACCTAAGACCTTACATAGATTTTAAACGCAACCGAATGATTAAAGAAGGGTGGGTACAAAAACGATTCTATAAAAATTCGCCATGCAAGCAATAATCTACGGCCAAGTGCCAAGCAAATCTAACGGCTACAAGATTGGAAATAATAGGCTTTATAAGTCAAAGCAATTACTCCAGTACGAAGAAAGCTTTAGGTTGCAAACGCTAACGATAAGAGAAACCATAAGCGTAGAGTTTGGCATTAATATTATTGTTTATTTTCAGTCTAATCGTTCCGACTTAGATAATGCAGCTAAGGTAATTCTAGACTGCTTGCAGAGTTGCGGTATAATAGCAAACGATAGGCTTTGTGTAAGGCTTGTAATGATTAAGAAAATAGATAAGTCAAATCCTAGAATAGAATTATTTCTTTATGAAGATTCCGAGTAATTACCAGAAGGCCATAGATTGGATAGAAGCGCAGAAGGTAGAACCTGGTACTGAGTTAGACTTGGGCAATGGAGTTTTTATAAATGATTTAACCAAATGCTTGCAAACTAATAAAGAAAGATTACTAACTTGCGAAGGATACCTTCAGAAGCTTAGTTTTTTAAAGGTCAAAATGATTAAGGATAAACTAAACCAAACCAAATGAAAAAGTTAACAGATCGAGAAACCTTCGTGATATACGCAGGACTTACCAACGCTTTAGTAGACCACATTGAGAATGACTTTCGAAAGTCAATCTACAATAAGCAATCGCTAAAATTTAAAAGCCAGAACTTACTAACGGAATTAATCAGCATAACAGATAAGCTTTACGCTGAAGGTGCAGAAGAAGAAGTAGTAGAGCAACACGTTATGGCTGGAGATGTAATGCTTAAATTCTTTAAGCTAGGTATGAAGATGGCAGACATGGATGACGTCAAGCATCAGGGATTAAATACTCAGCTTAACATACTGCTAAAATCTTACGGCTTAGATATTGATTTTTAGGAAGTTAGCTTTTTTAATTAAAAAAATAATTTAACTTTATACCATAAAAGGTATAAAATTGCTTTAACTTATAACATTTATATCATATCGGGTACAATTTAAACAACCAAACAATGAAAAAATTTATCAAGATTACAACAAGAAATGAGGATGGAAGTATTGTAAGAAGCTGGATTGATCAGGAGCAAGTTGCCCAATTATCTCAGCATACTCAGCAACAAGGAGACAATGAAGGAACTTGTAGATTTGTAGATGGTTCAATTCTTGAGCTTATTACTTTTAATGAAACTTTAGATTCTTTGAATTAAAAATCTCCAACCAAATGGAAGAGTTTATAGAGAAAGTCTGGGATGATATGCCAATTATTATCGAAGATTTACCGGTAGAACCAGTAAAGGAAGACCTGGTAAATTCGCCTTCGCATTATCAAGGCAATAAGTTTGAAGTCATAGATATTATAGATGACTTTAATTTAAGCTTTAATAAAGGGAATGCGATTAAGTACATTTTGAGAGCTGATAAGAAGGGAAACCATAAACAAGATCTGCTTAAAGCCATATGGTATCTCGAGCATGAGCTTAACAAACTGAATGGATAGATTAGTCATTGAGGCTATTTTCGTAGGAATTGCGGAGATAGCCTTTATTATTTTTATGATTTGCATGATAATTGAAAAGCATAAAGAAAAATGATAGCAAAGACTCGAAGCGAATTGATTGCTGAGCTTTACGAAAGTAAGGAGATAGCCTCCGCGCTAAGAAAGATGCAACCAGCTTCACTAAGAGAAGAACTACGCCAAGAGATGTTTGTAAACCTATGCTCAATAACAGACGAGAAATTCTGGAGCATTTACAATAACAACGGAGTAGGCGGGTTAAAGTTCTGGCTTGTAAGGTGCATGCTTAATATGATTTATTCAACTTCGATGAATCAGCCATTCTTTAAAAACTTTCGAGCTAAGTACGAAGCTATTGATGGCTTTGAAAACATAGCAGAAGTAGAAGATAATTCTAAGGAAGCAAAGGAATTGCTATTTATACAAGTAGAATCTAATCGAAAGGATTTAACCTGGTACGAGAATACCATGCTAGAAACCTACATAGATTTAGGATTTAATCAGACAGAAGTATCTAGGCGCACAAAGATTCCTTATCAAAGCGTAGTCAAGACAATCACAGTAATTAAAAAGAAGCTACGAGATGCAAGATAATTTGAAGCCAGATGAAAGAGCGCAATCCTTAATTAATAACGGTTTATACTTTGCTGGTAATAAGGCAATGGCAAAAGAACTAGCTTTGTTTATTTGCCAAGTGGTAAAGGATCAGAAGCTAAAGATTGACGATAAGATTTACTGGGAATTAGTAACAGAAGAAATTTATAACTTATGATTATTTTAGCAGCGATTACCTTTGCAGTATTTTTCAATATGACTAATCTGCATAAAAGTTTTTATCTAAACTTTAAGCCATTCAATTGCGTGCCTTGCCTTTCGGTTTGGAGCGCAATGGTTATGTACTTAATGCCAGACAATTTAGTTAGCTTTATAGCTACAATTTTTAGCGCTGGTATTATTGGCGCACTATCATATAGATTAATTCATAAACTATGAGTCCAGAAGATATAAAATTTATTGAAGATAATATCGTAAACTTTGAAGCGGTAAAGCTTGGCTTTTGTCGTAACATTGATTTTCCTATCCTTGACGAATATACTAGAATCTATCAGCGTAACTTAGATCAGCAATTTGTGCTGAATGCTTGGTGCAGTGCTTGTGTATTTGATATGCTAAAGCGATTAGAATCACACTACGAAGGCATTAAGTTCATGGCGAAGAGAAATGCAATTCAACCAATCGAAACAAATGAGCAACCAATTAAGAATACTAGGAAGCGGAAGCAGGCATAGCGGAGTAACTTATCACAGAATCGCTTTACCTTTGTCTACAATGGCTAAGGAGTATGCGCTTATAACGGATACTCCTACCGAAGAAATGATTAAGGAGAAGAATATTAATATCTTCTTAGTAAATCGTTTTTGCGAAAACGCTAGTTTAATTCAAATCCTAGAATGGAAGCAGAAGTACGGCTTTAAATTGGTTGTAGATATTGATGACTACTGGGAGCTATTTACTCAGCATTTAAGCTATGCTAATTATAGACTCAACGGAGTAGGAACGATTATCAAATCCTTCATTAAGCATGCCGACCTAGTTACTTGTACGCATACTAGATTATGGGCGGAGATAATTAAGATTAATAAGAACTGCGAAGTAATACCTAACGCTTTGCCATTCGATAAGGATCAATTTACGGCGGTTACGATTCCACATGAAAAGGTAACGATAGCGCACACTGGTAGCATAACACACTATCCAGACATTAAGCAGTTAAAAGCTCCTATCTATGCTTTGTCAAAAGATAAGCGATTTGTAGCTAATACAAGAATGCTTCTTTGCGGATGGAACGATTTTAACAAGTGGCACTGGGACGAGATGGCCAACATCTATACGGCAAACGAAAGGCTAGATTACAAGATACTTGAGAGCTTGCCAGTTGATTTGTATATGAACCATTATGCGGAGGCAGATATGCTGGTAACTCCTTTGCTTGATAATAAATTTAACAAGCTAAAGTCTAACCTAAAAGCATTGGAAGCTGGAGCAAAGAACATTCCTATTCTTGCAATGAAGCGCGATCCTTACGCAGACATTCCAACTATCTATCAAGTCTACGACTGGGAGAAGGACATAAAGCGAATGGCAGAGAGTAAAGATATGCGAGAGGATTGGGGATATAGTAATGGCGAATACGTTAGAAAGCATTTTGACTTATTTAAAATTAACGAGTCAAGAACGGCTATTTATAATAAACTATTAAGCTAATGCCAGTAATTAAATGCAGTAACGGAAAATACAGAATCGGTAACGGAGCTTGCGTGTATGACACAGAAGAGAAAGCTACGGAAGTTTGGCAGGCAATACTTGCTACTGGCCAATTTGTAGATAGTTATAACGACTATCCAGAAGCTGCGGTTAATAACGCTAGGCGAGCGGTAGAATATGCGAGTAAGAATGGATGGGGAGATTGTGGTACGCTAGTTGGTAAAGCAAGAGCAAGCCAATTAGCAAAGCGCGAGAATATCACTAGAGACACGATTGCAAGAATGGCTTCATTTAAAAGACATCAGCAATACAAAGATGTACCTTACGATGAAGGATGCGGAGGCTTGATGTGGGATGCTTGGGGCGGAACGGAAGGAATAGAGTGGGCAATTAGAAAACTAGAGCAAATAGATAATGCAGGCAACTGACAAAGAGTTCTTCGATCACGAAATGAGCATAGGAGTAAATCCAGAGAATCCTGAATACTTTATGCTTATGGATGGGACTGCAAACATAATCAAGAATTATGCTAGAAACATAATCGAGATAGGCGCAGGAATGGGAACTCTTGGCGAGTGCTTGATTCATAAGGGATGTGATTACTACGGAATCGAACCGAACAAATATCATAGGGACTTTGCAAAGACTAGAGGCATAGAGCTTCACGATTTAGGAGGCTATCCTAGCCATGCGCAAATGATTGTAAGCATAGAAGTCCTAGAGCATTTAACAGACGAGCAGATAAACGAATACTTAGAAAGCATTGAAGCGGACTATTTCTATTTGTCTTCTACTCCTTATGAAACAACGCCAGAGTTTGATGCTTGGTGGGGGCATATTAATATTAAATCAGTAGACGAGTGGATAGCGTTCTTTGCGGAGTACGGATACTCTGTACATAAGAAATTAAACATACCTACTGACTGGTCAATACTATTTAAAAAATAATGGCAAGAACACCGAAAGACATAGACGAAGAGAAGTTACTTGAGTGGGCAGATATTTATATAGATTTCTGCTTAAACCATTCTAAGGAGGTAGCTACTGCTTCGGGCGTAAAGCTGATCAAAGAGCGACACTTGCCAACGATTAACTACTTTCTTTTAATTTGGCTACCAAGACAGAACTTTGAGTTTTACAAGCGAGCAAGCTACTACAATATCTTGAACGATAGCAATCATCCTATGCACAAAGCAGTAAAGCACATAGATGAAATGTTTAGAGCTTTAGCGGCAGACGTAGTAGCAAACGAAGGTAAAGGTATATTCTATGCTAAGAACCTTTTAGGATGGACAGACAGAGCGAAGAACGAGGAGAAACAAGAAGTTATTATAAGCTTTGCAAACGAAGATAACACTTCCCAAGCCGCACAATAATCAAGCCAAAGTATTAAACTCTAAGGCTAGGTTTAAGGTGCTTATGTCTGGGCGTAGATGGGGTAAGTCCCTAATATGCCAGGTCATTACTTGCATCGAAGCGATGAAGGGCGGAAGAGTAGCGTACATTACTCCTACTTACCAGCTTGCAAAGGTATTCTTTGACGAGTTAGCTAGACTACTTCCTAGCAATGTAGCAACGGCTAACAGATCAGACCTGACATTTAAGCTAATAAGCGGAGGCACTATCCGTTTCTTTACTGGCGAAAGGCTAGATAATCTACGCGGTTTAAAATTCCATTATGCAATTATTGATGAGGCATCATTCATTCCTAATCTAGAAGATGGATGGCAGAACTCAATACGGCCAACGCTTACCGACTATCAAGGCAAGGCTATCTTTCTATCAACTCCTAAAGGCAAGAACTTTTTCTATTCGCTTTTCCTAAAAGGCATGGAAGCTAACGATGAATGGGAGAGCTTTAAATATACAAGCTATGATAATCCATATATCTTAGATGCGGAGATAGATGCAGCAAGAGCGGAACTTCCTACGGTAGTATTTGAGCAGGAATACATGGCGAATCCAGCAGAGAACTCTGCGAATCCATTTGGAAGCCAAGCTATTTTAAAATGCGTTTCCGCAATGTCAACTAATCCAGTTAAATGCTACGGAATTGACTTAGCTAAGTATAATGACTGGACTGTAATTATCGGCCTTGACAACGCAGGGAATGTAGCTTATTTTGAACGCTTTCAATCTGATTGGGCAAGCACACAGAATAAGATTCGTAACTTGCCTAAAGCTCCAATGATAATAGATGCGACTGGAGTAGGCGATCCCATAGTAGAACAACTGCAAAGAGAAGGCTTAGATGTGGAGGCGTTTAAGTTTACAAGCCAAAGCAAGCAAGAGATTATGCTTGGCCTTCAGGTAGCAATCCACCAGGAGAGAATCCACTATCCAGATGGCATGATTAAAGAGGAGCTTGAGATATTTGAATATCAGTATAGTGCAAACGGAGTAAAGTACTCTGCGCCTACTGGCTTTCATGACGATACAGTTTGCGCACTAGCTATGGCTTGGCGTAAGTTTGATTTCAAATCTGGAAGCGGAAGGTACAATTTTTCTTAATAGCTATTTATTAACGATATGAACTGGAGTGATGTAACATTATGGCAATATCAGCAAATTGAAAATCTTCTTTCTAAAAAAGAAGGAGACACAGAGCTTGATTTGGCAGTAAAAACTTTGGCAATTTTAACCAACAGAACAGAAGCGCAGATAGATTCGCTTTCTATTACTGAATTAAAAGAGCAATTAAAAGGTATTGAATTTATTACAACTTCAAAGCCAGAACCAAAGCCAAAGGATTTTATTAAGATAGGAAATAAAAGATATAGATGTATCTATGACATTAGGAAAATGCCTTATGCTAGATATGTAGAAACTAAGTATTTTGGCGCAGATGTTACTAACAATTTGCATAAGATTGCAGCTTCTATGATTATGCCAATGAAATGGACATGGAGAGGCTGGAAGTTAGCTAAGTACGATGCAAGCAAACATGATGAATATGCGCAAGATTTATTAGGTGCGCCATTTGAATCTGTTTATGGTAGCGTGGTTTTTTTTTGTCAAGTCTTCGCAGACTCGATAATGAATTTAAGGGATTATTTCAAGGAGGAGATGATCAAATCGGGAATGAATCCGATAGAGGCAGAGATGACGGTGCAGGATTTATGCGCCAATATGGATGGATTTATCAAGCTTCGCTCATCGCTGACCATGAAAAAATCAGATTGGAAGAAGTATACGAATTACCTACCATTCATGCGTTAAACGATTTAAGTTATATTAAGAGCAAGAATGCTCACGACTTAGAACAACAGAAAAAGATTTATGCCAAGTATTAGTCAAGCGCAAGCTTCTTTAGGTAGCAATTTTGACATAGGAGGAATAGCAAGGCAAGCTGCTCCAGAGTTAAATAATGTCGAAAGAATAATGCTTGAGTATAGCGATAAATTTATCGAGTTAGCTTTACAAAGAATAAGGCAAAGAAAAAAGGTAGATACTGGTAACTTAGAAAATATAATTAGAACTGCAATAGTTCAAGATGGTTCTAAATATAGCTTAACTATTGGTTACGAAAAAAGTAATCCAGCTTCTGAGTATTATGATTTTCAGAATAAAGGAGTTAAAGGAATCAAAAGCAAGCAGCCTAGTTCTAGTCCTTATTCTTATCGTAAATTAAGCGTTTCCGCTAAAATGGTTAATGCTTTAATGCAATGGTATTTAAGGCATAAGAATTACATTAAAAACGAAGACCAACGTAAAGCACTAACGCCATTACAACAAAAGAGAAAGACATTAGGTCAAGCGGCTAATCCTCAAAAAAGATTAAAACAAATAGCTACTAATACGGCTAAGGCAATTAAAAAGAGAGGTATGCCAAGAATAGGATTCTTTGACGATAATTTAGATAAAGCATTTGGTAAGGATTTTCAAGAGAAACTAGCAAGAGCTTTAGGACAAGATATAGTATTAAATATTAGACAAAATTTCGGTAATGGCAATAACAGTAAATAGCGAGCCAGCTTCTTATTCATCAGCGCACGATTCGCTCTGGTTTGTAGTAAGTTCTAACAACTCCACAGAAACAAATTTCAAATATGTATTTGATATACAAGTTGGCGGCGCGACAGTTGCCACAGTTAAAAATTTCCCAGACGAAGGCGGATATGGTGTATTTGATGCAGCTCCAATTATCAGAAACTATTTCGCTAGTGGATTTAGCACGAGCGGAAGTAGTCTACTGCAATACGCAGATGGTTTTCTCCATGTCGACTATACGATAATTTTTGGAGAAGAGTACGGAGGTACTACTTACACAAACTTAACTTCTAAGGTAGGTAAGGGATGGAATTACGCAGTTGATCCATTCCATAATTCTATCAGCGCTTATGCAAATAAGTTCTTAACTACAAGAGACAGAACTGCTGGATTAGTAATGCCAGGCGAGAAATTCTACGTTACTTATTTTAATGCAGACTCTGCAAACGTTACGGCTACAATTCAGAAGCTAAAAGAAGACGGCACTAATGACGGCAACTCTGCTACTGGTTCTGGATTAGGTACTAATCATGGTTTAATATTAGACTTATCTTTCTATGCAATTAATCAATATTTGGGAAGTAACTTTATTAGTACTTCTACTTATGCTTGGCGAGTTACTGTCGGATCGGACTCGATGGTAGTTAAGCAAGCTTGCGCCCCTAGATTTACTCCAGTGCAGTTAGTATTCCAGAATAAATTTGGCGGATACGATTCGTTTATCTTTAGACTTTTGTCAAGAGAAAGCCAACGAGTAGAAAGGTCTACTTATAAGTCTAATGAATATCGCAGAGTGGGTACGGCTATGAGTTACAAGGCAAGCTCAGGAGTTCACTTTGGAGGCAATCAAGCTTTTGCTGGTAATGTTCAATATGGATACAAGGTAGTATCTGATTATTTAAGCGCTACTGATTACCAACTAGGTTCTCAATTAATAGCAAGCAACGAAGCGTATTTGTATAAAGGAGACGATTACCTTCCAATTATTATGCGCGAGACAAGCTGGGAAGAAAAGAATGATACGGCTGACAAGATGTTTAATTACGAATTAAACTTTGATTTAGGAGTCAAACAACAAACGCAATATAGATGATAACTGAAATATTAATCGAAGGCAGTAGATTAGATTTGTTTGACGATATAGGCGCAGAGTTAAATTATGCCATTGATGACATTAAGGACTTTGCTTCTAGGAATACAAACTACTCAAAGACCATAACACTACCAGGCAATGCAAATAACAATAAGGTCTTTGGCCACATTTACAATTTTGCTAGTGCTAATAATTATTTCGTTAGCGATCCTAATCTTCCAAATGTTGGGTACAATTTTGATCCAACTCGTCAAGCGGAGGCGAAAATCTTTGTAAATAAAATTCAAGTTTTTAAAGGCGTATTACGCTTATTAGAGGTTCGAATTAATGATGGAGCGGTAGAATATGAGTGCGTAGTATTTGGCGAGCTTGGTGGTTTTTCTATGGCTATTGGTAATAGCTTAATAGAAGAGATGGACAATTTTACGCAGTACGATCAAACTTGGACTGCTGATAATGTTGTGGCTTCTTGGGATCCTTCTGGAGCAGTTGCATCTGGAGTAGGTATAGTTTATCCTTTAATTGATTACGGAAAATGTAAGGTATCTACTAAGGATTATCACTTAAACGCATTTAGACCTGCATTCCATGTTTATGAGTTAATAGATTCTATAATTAAAAACTCAGGATATACTTATACTTCTGCTTTTCTAGATACGCCTTACGTTAAGTCTTTAATCATTCCAAATAACAAGGCAAACCTAGAAGTAAGTATAAGCAATCTAATAGAAGCGAATAGTAGAACTTTTACTTATACTGGAACTAATAGCAAAGTAGCATTTGAAACAAATGCGCTTTATACGTTTACGTTAACTGGTACAGATACTTATACCTATACTCCAGCTGCTGAAAATATCGGTAACGTTAATTTGTATGGGAATGGATACATTACTTCCACAAATAGCGTCAAGGTTCAAATATGTAAAAACTCTACTTCCAATGTTTTAGTAGAAGAGATTATTGCATCTACTGGAGGCAACAAAAGAACTTTTTATTTAAGCAAAACAGCATCAGTTACTTTAAATACTAACGACACGCTTTTTGTTTATGTAACTTCTGCCAACTCATTTACATTTGAGGCCACCAATTTATCGTTTAATTATATTTCAGATAGTAAGGTTGCAGTAAATGCTACTACTGGCAATACGCTTACAATGAAGAGCCTATTACCTAAAGGCATAACGCAGAAAGATTTTTTTGCTTCGATTTGTAGACTATTTAATCTTTACGTTTTCGAAGATCCTGAGATTTCTAATCATTTATTAATTGAGCCATATATTGAGTTCTACTTAAAAGGAGCAGGATTCTTAAAGATAAATGATTTAGGCGAGCTTTTACTTCATGGAGAGCCAGGCGATCCTACCGGATTACTTTTGCTTTCTGATCCTACGGCTGACTCGGTTGACTGGTCTAATAAAGTAGATTATAGCAAGGAAGTAGTGCTAAAACCAATGAGTGAGCTAAATGCTAGATTCTTTGAATTTAAGTATAAAGAAGACGATGACTATTATAATGATTTATATAATAAGAAGTTTAATCAAACTTATGCGGATAGAAGGGAAGATAGCAAGTTCCAATTTGCGGAAGATAGCTCAAATGTTGAAGTAATATTTTCGCCTTCTGTATTGGTAGGTAAAACTTCTGACGATAAACTATGCGCTTCTATCTTTAGCATAGAAAATGGAGTAGAAGTTCCTAAAGACCATAACATTAGAATTATGCAGTTTGCGTATGTGGAAGAAGTAGATGCTTGGAAAATAGAAAAGCCATTTGGTTCAAGTGGCAATTTGCTTTCTGGTCTTACTTACTACGGATATGCAGGACATTTAGATAATCCTACCGAACCAACAAACGACTTGAACTTTGCAGTTCCAAATCAAGTATTTTTTAATCTGGCTACTGTCTACCCTACTACTAATTTGTTTACTGCTTTCTGGGGAGATTATATCGCAGAAATAACTTCGAAGGATAGCAAGCTTCTTAGTTGCTATTTATATCTGACTGTCGAAGACATTTTTTCTTTGAATTTTGCTCGATTGATTTACATAGATGGAGCTTTATGGAGATTAAATAAGATTGTCGATTTTAATCCAGCTATGCCACAAACGACTAAAGTAGAATTATTAAGAGTAATTGAATTAACATACGCAAGCTAATGGCAGTAAATGAAACGGTAGGTATAAATCTTGTAGCGGACAC